CTATGGAAGAGATTATGGAAGAAGAAATAGTTATGGAAATGGAAGAAATGCCTATGGAAGAAGAAATAAGCACATCTTTCTTTTCAATGATGTTACCACAAGAGGAGGAAATATATGAGGAAACAGAAGAGATCATTGCAAGCTTCTTACCTATGGTTTCTCAAGAAGAGGAGGCTTTTACTGAGGAAAAAGAACTTACAGAAACTGGACCCTTACGAATGGAATCAACCGAGGAAGAACCTAAAGAAGAAGTAGTTAAAGAAGAACCTACAAAAATGGCAAGCACACCTAAGGAAGAAATTAAAGAAGAACCTAAAGAAGAAATTAAAGAAGAAGAATCAAAAGAATTAGTAGAAGAAACTAATGAAGAAACAAAAGAAGAAGAAGTTAAAGAAGAGAAATCTACTGGCGAGACTCCTAAGAAGTCCACTGTTTCGAATAAGAAGCTTGCCAAACAAAAAAAGATACAACAGAAAGAAGCAATCAAAACTAACTTGGTAAAAATTATGGATAAAATTGATAAAGATATTAAAGATATTTCAAAGAATTTACAAATAAAAAATATAATTAAACTAGATGCTATGGCAAGTGATCAAGCATCATTAGCAGTTTATGAAAGTATAGAGTTCTATAAACCAAAAGCTATATATTTAAATCAATTAAATATATTTGATAGTAGACAAATATATCCTGATACAAGTTTAGCTTCTTATATTAAAGAAGATCCTGTATTTATTAAAGAACAACAATTAAAAAACCTCGATAACATTAAACAACAACTATTATATGAACTGGAGATATTAAAAAATGGGTAAATTAAAAGATCAATTAGCAGGTATAGCTGCGTTAATTGCTGCAGTAGTGGCTATCGGAGGTGGGTTTGCTAAATATGGTGAACTTACAGAAAAAATTAATATGTTAGAAGAAGCATCTAAAACAGTAGATACTTCTATAGTTGCAGTTCTTGAAGAAAAAATTGCACAATTAGAATCTCATGAACATGAGCACGAACATGAACATGGCCATACTAAAATATTAGTTAATGAAAAAGAAATAGAATTATTAAAAGTACAAATAGAAGAAATTAAAATAAGCACATCAAATCCTTTAACTCAGTAGTAGGTACTTACATGGCTTATTTAAATGCTAACATTCCTATAATTGAATGTTATGTTAGAGGTAATTATCTTAGAGATCAAAGAGATTCGCATGATAAGTATTTTGAATGTGTAGTTTTTGGTGTTGCCAGTATACCTGGGCAAGTTCCTTTATTTCATTTTATGATGGAAGATGGAGGGCTATGGTGGAGAGCACCTATCTCTGCATTCTGTACTAAACCAGATGTAAAAGAATTACCTTTAAATGAATTATGTTTATGGAATTCATTTAGTTATAACATATCGGTAACTAAATTTTATAATCTATCAGGTAATAAAGTACAATACTTTTCAAGACGTAAGATTAAAAGAGAAGGTACTTATTTATTTACATTAGATTGGTGTTCTGGTGATTACAATGAATTAGATTTTGGTTATGCACAAAAACCAGATCAACATAAGTGTGGTCATATAATAGAATTAGATGATGGCAACTATGCAATGCAACCCAACAATAGGCTAAGAGTATTTGACCCCTCATTAGCTGCAGATCCTAGTGAACATTTAATTGATCGTTTAGTTAATACTAAGATATGGTCAGTTGAAAGTACATCTAAATGGATTACTGCTGAAGATGAAACAGGAAGATACGATTACGATTATAAAACTTTAGATAACAACTCATGGGGAATAACAAAAAAATGACAGCAAAAAAAGGACTATACTATAATATAAATCAAAGAAAGAAAAAAGGAATTAGTAGACCTAAAAGTAAATCTACTATTACTGCAGGTGCATATAAAAATATGCAAGCAGGATTTCCTAAAAAAAATAAGGTAAAGGCATAATGGCAACAGAAGCATGGACTAGAAAAGAAGGTAAAAATCCTAGTGGTGGATTAAATGAAAAAGGTAGAAAAAGCTACAAACGTGGTAATTTAAAAGCACCTACTAAAGTAGTTGGTAATCCTAGACGTGCTAGTTTTTGTGCACGTATGGGTGGAATGAAAAAAAAATTAACTTCAAAGAAAACAGCTAATGACCCCAATTCTAGAATTAATAAAGCACTTAGGGCTTGGAATTGTTAGTCTTATAATATGCTTTAATGTTATGGCAGATGATACTTTAATAGAAGATTTTATAAATCAGATAAATGAAGTTAAACAAGAATATAAAAAAGATTCTTTGGAATATAAAATTCCTACTTCATTCATAGCAACTATTGCTACTGCAGAAACAGGTAATATGTTATTTGAAGGTGCACCTACTGCAAAAGCTGCTAATAATTATTTTGGTTTGCATCCATACAAAAAAGATCAAGAGTATTTAGGTACAGAAGGTGGTGCTAAGTTAAGAAAGTTTAATGATTCAAAAGAAAGTATTCGTGCATTTTTAGATCTTATTAAAACACAAGATCAATACAAAGGTGTTAGAGAATCAATTGAGAACAATGAACCTGTATCCAACTATTTTAAAAGTATGGATAAATATGCAGAAAGAGAAGACTACACAGATTTTTTAAATCAAGTATATACTTCAAGAATAGATCCAATACTTAATCCATTGTTACCACAAAAGAAACCAATGTTAAAAAAACAAATGGAAGTATTTAATTAATACAAATAAAAAAAGGGAGAAGCTATTAACTTCCCCCTTCCACTAGACAACACTAAGGCACTCTTTATGGGTGCCTTTTTTTTTGGTGCAACTTCTTCACGCCAAAACTTAAAATGCTATAGGTCCTTCCTTTGACATACGTTCCCTTCTTAATGCTCTCTCAGAAGGTTCAATAATTTTTTCAATATCTTCTAGAGTTGCTTCTGGATTTTTCTTTAAAGTTTGTACTAACCATCTATAAGACATAGGTTGCAGTACCTTAGTTGTACCATTCCATTTATAACTTATAGTATTTAGTAGTACTTTAAATTTTTCAGGTGTTATGTTATATTGATTTTCTTTTTTAACTAGATGTTTAACCCATTCCAATAAGATTCTCTTTGCTTTGTATCGAATCTTTCTCATTTGTTTTGGATTCATTTATAGTATTCCAGCTGCCCCTAGTAAAATTAAAATTAACATTATGGGTATAACTATAGTTACTGTCCAATATTCAAAAAAGTATTTCATTAAATTGTTTGAATCATCTTTTTAATATCATCTTCTAATTTTTTACCAACACTATTAGCATGATTGATAATAGCAGCACATAGATTAGCTTGATATTTAAAATCCTTTAAAGCTTCTCTAATTTTACCTACAGGTTTTCCTCCGTAGTCTATTACAATAGAGTTCTCTTTATTTAATCCAATTTTTAATTCAAACAGTAGTCCTGTATGTTTTGATATTTTATTTTTTTCCATCAGAGACTCCATCATTTTGCTTCTTCACAAAATCTGCACCTATACTAGGATCTAATTGATTTAATGTAGCAAGCATATTCATTAGCTTAACTACTTCAGCATATGGTCTACCCATTAAATACTTCATAATCTCTGTAAGTTGTACAGAATTTATTAGGTAAGTTCTGGGATTTGTTGGTGTTGTTTTTTCTTTTGAGTTATTAGCCATCTTTCTTTCTCCTTTTATTGTTGACCTCTAAATTGATAATACTTATCTTCTATTAAATCTTCATCAGATAGATATGGATTAGTATTAGTTTTTTTATCATAGATTTCTTTTAAATCTCTGATAGTTTGATTGAGAGTTCTGCCTTGTCTTAAACATCCACAGACTAAATCTTCTACTTCTATTATTGCTTGTTTAACTTGTCCCATTACTGACCTCCTTTATTAATCTATTTAAATACCAATTAGCTTTTTGTAAATCTTCTAATGGTTCTCCTTTAAATTTATATCTTGAAACATATTTTAAAACATTTCCTTTAAGATATCCATGATACTCATCACCAGTCATACAATCACGTATAACTTCTATAGTTTCTTTTTTACCATACTTATAATGAGCAGGTGAATTAACATTATCGTCTGCCATATTCCCTCCTAATTGCTTTTATATCTACAGTTTCTAAATTGTAATGACCACCTTTAACTTCTCTTTTAACTATCAAACCACTCCACCACATATGCTGAGTATCTCTAGCAAAATGTTCTGTGTGATTTAAATAACATCCTGCAGATAAAGCATGTAACTTTTTACCACTAGGTAATGTGGCTACAGCATAATCTATTAAATGACTATGTCCTACTGTTGCAGAAACTTTATGTTTATTTAATATACTTCTTCCAATATTTTCACCAGATATTGCAGAACCCATAATACCAGAGGGTAAGTGATGTGAATAATGTACACCATCAATTACTTTTATGGCTTTATAAGGTACTTCTCTCCATCCATACTTCTTATAATGAAGATCTTTTATACTTATAGATCCATCTAGTTCTGGATTTTCATCTACAAACCTATCAATTCTATCTTCATGATTACCAAGAATCATAGTCTTAATTGGTTTATGATTACCCAAACCTTTATTAAATAAAGATAAAGCATGATGTGAATGCTCCATATCTTTTTGATATCTTCTACCTTCAAATGATTTCTTACCTCTATCATATGTAGATAAAGAATCCATACTACAAAAGTCACCCATGCATATTACATGTGTAGCTTTTATATCTGCAGCCATTCTTCCTGCCCACAGAAATCTATCATTGTTTGCTTTAGGTGTACAATGAGGATCACCCATTACTAAATGTGTTGCCATTAGTTTAACTCCTTGTCTCGTTTCTTTTTTAAAAATTCAATAAAATCTATAACGTTATCATCATTATCAAATTCAGCTGTAGAATTTATTGGCATACTTTTGTTGTTTTTTTTGTCGTCAGCAAATCCTCTTAAACCATACAAGAAAGTTGTATGTGGATCTGATGTCGCCATTTTAATCATTCCTCTTGCTATCGTACTACACAATTCATATTGTTCAGTAGACATTTTGGCTTTACTATCCATTACTATACCACAGGTAAAGCCTTTTTCCCATGGAGTGACTAAAACTTTTATTGAGTTTAACACATCAAACTTTTTATTCTTTGTCATTTATACCAATACCTCTCATAATTTTCACTATTATATTCTACAACTTTATGTTCAAATCCCCTCTTCATACTTCTCCTACCAAAATCTTCTGCTTCTTTTGCATTATCAAATATTATATTTGTAAACATTTTATATTCCTTATCTTTTTTCTTTTTAAATATTACAAAGTATAGTATCATTGGTACTGATGGAGAACAGACCCCTCAAAACTATCCCCCATCATTCGCTAAAGCCTTATCCTGTTTAGGATTATTCACTTCAGTATACCAAACCCATTTAGGGTTCTTACCTTGCGACTGTTGCTGTGGCAACAACTGCAATTTGCTTCCCCAACAAGGAAGTTTGTATGGGCAGAATGAACACACAAAGCCCAAAACTTTATTACCTGTTTTCTTTGTTCTAAATGTTTCTTCAATATCTGAATAACATCTTTTAAAAGGTTTCTTATCAGTAATACTTTTCATATTATCTTCAGCATTCTTAATTGCTGTAGCTTTATATTCATCATCTGCTAATGGTGCCTCACAAGTTAACCATTCACCTGTGGATTTATTAATAACAATCCACCCACCAAATGGTACCTTCTCACTCTCACTATATAAGTACCCTTGTGACGCATAACCAAACGCATCATCTTTTATAACTTCTTCAAAGCCACCTGCTGGTCCAAATTTCTTTTCAAAGGAATAAGGTGACGCACTCTTAACATCCCAAACTTTCTTATCAATCTTGACATCATACCTTCCTTCAAGTGTTGACCCATTAAAGTTATACTTAACACTTTTCTGCTCATCTTCTATCTCTACTCCTGCTGACTTCATTACGAATATTGCCAATGCTTCAATCAAATCTCCAAATGTATTTCTCATCTTAGCATTATATGGCTGACCTTCACCTTTAATATTCTTTGCTTCCATTTGTAATTGGCATAAAGGTCTACCTATATTAGACATTCTAGGTTGAAATCCTGTTTTACGTTCTTCTGCAAACTGTTTGCGTAAGGCACTTTTACATGCCTCACCAAACTCTTCAACAAGTTTATCAGAAATTTTAACAGGTTCTTTTGAAACCTGATTTAAGTACATCTGAACTTTACTGATTATATCAGTCATTAGTTTGATAATACTTCAACTGGATCTTCAACTTGTTTAACTACCTTTGCTGACTCGCCATCAGAAGATGTAGGTTGACCTTTTTTGGCAGCTTTATAAAGATCAACAACTTCAGCATTCTCTGTATTAATTATATCTTGAAATACAGTTAATGTTTCCATATCTTCTTTTGACATTTCTAGATTAGCATCAGCATTAACAGAAATTTCTGGAATGTAAAATACATTACCACCTTTTTTCTGTCTCTTTGAATCAATTGAAAACGTAGTAGTAAACATAAGTTTCTTACGTTTATTAATTTGATCCAATGCAGAACCTACAGGTGCAAAAGCTGTACCTGTAACTCTCCAAAGAACAGGTAGATTAGCTATTTCATGGTCTTCACCATTAGCTTTCTTACCTTTGAAAGATAAGATACCATATAATAATCTATAACATCTTATAGTTCTTTGTTCTGCTAATTGTTCTGGTGTAAGAGATGTTCTTTCCTTAAATGGAACTTTACCACATCTAGTACCACCTAGTATATCTATCGCTTCTTCTTTCCAATTCTTGAAAATAATAGAACGATTTACATATTCTCCTTTTTCAGGATCGTAATGCATATATTGCATTGCACTGATAAAAGGTCTGAAGGTAACAGGTTTGCCAAAAACATTTTGACCTACACTTGAATCATAAGTGAACAAGTGTCCTACTGGTAATTGATTACCATCGTCATCTTCAGGTGAACGATTGATTCCAAGTCTTGGTATACTTATACCACTACTAGAACCATCGTCCTGTCCGATAGCTTGTTTAATCTGCTCGTCAGACATGTTATTTATATTTGCTATTTCATTATCCATATAGCCTCCTTAATTGTTGGATACTGTATATCATACTTTTAGTCATTTGTCAAGTGTTATTTTAAAATAATTCTTCTAAAAAAAATCCCACTAATACATACACAACGGCACATCCAATTATAACTTCTAACATACTTTAGTCTCCCCATCAGTAATCTCATATGGAAGATTTTCCATACGAGCAAACCACATTAAATAACTCTGCAGTTCTTCGTCTTCGTTTATATATAACTTTGAAGGTGTTCCTTCGCAGTCTTGCTTTAATGATTGGAGTTTATCATAAGCTTCTTCTTGCTCATCACTACCCCAATCATCTACCTCTTTATCTAGTATAGGTACGTCTGACATATTACTCCTGTGTTGTATCTATAGTTACATTACAGGTAACATCACCACAGTATCTATGACCTTGATCTTCCTGTAAATTTTCTAAGAATTTGGCAAGATCTTTTGCTTGAATACCATCATCAAATTTAAACTCTGATAATGTTGCCCCCTTCTTTTCTTTTCTACTAGGTCCATGTTCATACTTGGTACCTATTACTTTTACATGTGCTTTTTCTAAGTACATTATATCCTCCTATTAGTTATTATTAAAATGGGATATCATCATCATCAACTTTTTTAACCAATGATGGTATCTCAGTAGAGACAACCCAGTATTCTGTGTGTGTCTCTCCTTTTGCTTTAGATATATCATTTAATTTTGATGCTATATCTTCAGCTTCACTATAATTTTTCATCTCCATTTCAATTGTAATCAATGGTGATATATTATGATTATAATGTTTTGCTTTTATTATTAGATTAATTTGCATGTTTTTCCTCCTTCATGTTTAACCAATCATATCCCATTTTGACCTCTGTGTCAAGTGGAACATTAAAATTTATTCCATAATACTCTTTTAATGCAGGTATTACAGAAGCCGTACCCTGTTTAAATATCTTACTCATTACAGCTTCTTCACCAGGATAAACATCAGCCACAATAGAATCATGGACAGTGTTAATAAGTAAACTCTTTACCTTTTGTTCTTTCATTAGTTCATATATTTTTATACATGCTAATGGTACAATGTCAGC